CTTTTTAGTATGGAAAAATTGGGATACTATTGTTGCCAACCTAAGGGCTTTGTGGTCAACATTTGTAGAATTTTGGAGAGGTATTTGGATTGCAATAATCGATTTCTTTGTAACTATATGGACGAACCTTGTTTTGTTCTTGACAACCATTTGGACAAATATAACAACAGCCTTGAGTCTGTGGTGGAATACTATTGCCCTAAACGCACAGATAATTTGGGGAATGATAGTAAATACTATTCTTACTTGGATAAATAATGCAAAAATGTGGATAGAAAATGTTTGGAATGCAATTTGGACATTTTTAACCAATATTTGGAATAACATATCAACTGCGGCATTAATAGTCTGGACTGCAATTTATACGACTGTTTCTGGAATAGTTACCGCAATTTCTACATGGCTATCTGAAAAATGGGAATGGATTAAAGGTATTATTATTGCTGTTTGGGAATCTATAAAAGATGCTGCTGGAAATATCTGGGAAGGAATTAAAAATGCCATTGTAAGTAGAATTCAGGGAATAATTGATTGGGTAAATAGAGCTATAGATAAATTCAAAGAAATGATTGGGTTGAAGGATAAAGCTGGAAGTGGAGGAGGGAATAACCGTAGTGGAGGTGGTTCTTTTGCTCATGGTGGAATTATTCCTGGTGCTCAAGGTGAACCTGTAACAATTCAAGCTCATGGTGGTGAAAGAGTCGTTCCAAGAAATGGTGTTGATGTAAATCCTTACAGTGCTTCAGGTGGTTTTACTGTTAATTTCTATGGAAATGTAAATATGGACTCTGAAGATAGAGTCAGACAATTAGCCGATAGAGTTATTAAAATTTTAGGCAGACAAAATGAACTTGCCAGATATGGAGTCTACTCATGACGCAGATTCAAGTTACCGAAGTTATCAAAATGAGAGCGGACGAATATGATTTTAATGACGTGGATAAATTCCTTATTACTCTTGTCTCAGGTACAACCGAACAAAAAATACTAATTCCATATCAGTTATGCGAAACGGTAAGTGATTTTGTGACCTTACTCTCAGGACAACTTGCTGGGGCACGAATGATTGACAGAGATATCGAAAAGGTTACTAATTTAACAACCACCTACAGTGGGATATTTGATTTATGATTACTTTTGATAGTTTTGACCTACAAACAGACAATATTATTATTTCAGAAGTTGTTTACCGAAATCTAGCTGAAAGAGTTTTGGATACGGCAAAAATTACTCGTAGAAATGGAGTTAAACTTTTGTCAGATACTTACGCGTCTAAAAAAATTACTATGTCAGGATATATCGTCGCTGATACTCCAGCTGGTCTACAAGACCAAATTGACTCTCTCAATCTAAATGTTATTTCTAAAAGTGATGGAATTTTAACCCTAGATAATAATCGAAGAATCGAAGCCGTGGCCTCGTCTATGGGAATAGGTGACGCTCACTATAATCAAAGTTGCGTACCACTGGAATTAGAGTTTTTGTGTCCAGACCCATTCTTTATCGGAAATAATTATTCCGTTAGTTTAACGGTCACTAGTGGCACGCTTTCTATGCCTATTTTAACTACTATCTCTGGAACAGTATTTTCATTACCCCAAATCACTTACTACCCACCAGCAGGAACAGGAACTACCACCACAAGCGGAATCACTCTCACCAATAATGATTCAGGCGAAACGGTTTCCTTTTATAATGCTAGTTTCTTGGCTTATGGTTCATCGGTAACTTTTGATTTTAATAGCTTATCAATATTGGAAGGAACAAGTGAAAGTGACCCAAGCGGAACATTCTTTAAGTGGGAACCTGGTTCTTTTTCGGGAACAATAACTTTTAATAATAATGTAGGAGGAACTCTCTCAATCCAATATGATGCAAGATATTTATAAGTTTAACTACTTTTAATGGAAATTCCTTCTGGGCTGATTTTAATGTGGGCGGGTACTAACGCGACAATTCCTAGCGGTTGGACTAGAGAAACTTCTTTGGATGGAAAATATCCTAAAGCATGGGGAACAGAAAATCCTAATTCAATTGGTGGGTCAAATACCCACTCTCATAGTGATGGTGGGCATACTCACTCAATAGTCGCTCACTCTCACACTTGTAGTTATGGTGCTGTGGGAGATACTCCTCATGCGAACAACGATATACACGTTATTTCAGGACATAATCATGCTAATTCAGATATTGGAAACTTATCTGGCGGTGGACTTCAATCAACAACAGTCAATTGGACTTCAGTTAATCAAGAACCTCCTTATTATGAAATAATTTTTATTAAACCCGATAACTTAGACGGTGCAAATTTAGTTTCTGGAATAGTAACTCATTATAATGGGTCATCAGACCCTGCTGGATGGGCTTTTACACCTGCAATTAAAAACAAATATTTAAAAGGTGCGGCAACTGGTGGAGATGCTGGTGGAACAGGTGGAGGAACTTCTCATCAACACACGATTTCCCACACTCACACGGTAACAGGTCATACCCATAGTGGTAAAACTGGGTTAAGAAATACAGATTCTGGACTTAGACAATATGGTGGTACGATAAGTGTTGCTTATTGGTCTCATTTACACACTGTTTCACTTGCTTCAAATGATGGCTCCCTAACTTCATATACCAAAACAGATGCAGGGTCAGGAGATACAGTAGAAATTGCTTATAAAAAATTAGGCTTAATTCAATATTCTTCTGGAGGCGTGATTCCTCATATAGTTGGTATGTGGCTGGGTTCAACTGCCTCCTTACCAGCAGGTTGGGTTCTTTGTGATGGAACCAAGGGAACTTTAGACTTAAGAGACAAATATGCGAAATGTGGAAATGATTTAACTGAAAATGGTGGCACTGGTGGAGCGAACACTCACACTCACACGGGAGTTTCTCATACTCACACCGCAAGCGGAACTCATACGCATAGCGGTTCTACTGATGGAGCAGATTCTTGCTATCAATGCGGAAATGGAAGTGAAGGAGTTTCACCTTGCTCTCACACTCATTCTGTAACTGTCGGTGCACAAACATCTACATATAATAATTCTACCTCTACACCATCAACTGTCAGTAACGAACCTGCCTACAGAACGGTGGCTTATCTAGAATTAATCACTCAAACTTTTACAGAACAAAACGATACCCAAGCTAATATTCAAATCACTACTTCAAGCGAAAATTCTACTCTTGCCTCAATTTCAGAAGCCATCTCTCAAAACGATACTCAAGCCAATATATTGGCCATTTCGTCTAATCAAAATGATGTCATTGCTGATATCTTAAATGGATATTTTGAGCAAAACGATACTATCGGAAACATCCTAAACACTTACGATTTCACAAATTATACCATTGCTAATATCCGAAATAATCCTTTTACCAAGACTTACATTTATAAGGTCTATGATGTAGATGGGAATTTTATCAAAACATGGGGAGAAGATGTCTTATCAGAACCGTCTTTTAGTATGACTATTAATGGAACTCCAGGAGAAATGCAAATTAAACTTCCAAGAACATTTGATGATTTTGGCGAAGGAGTCGATGTCGCCCTGAATAATGAGGTAGAAGTTTACTGCTATGATGGAGACAATCTCAACGGAGTTTTGATTTATTCGGGTTATATCTCAGCTTATAAACCAGTAGTTGATGTAGATGAATATCTAGAAATCACTCTTTTGAGTAAAGCGGCTCAATTAGCCAGACTAATGCTTCGAGATTCTAGTGGAAATACAACTTTGACAATGAACTCTTATGACCCGTCCACTATGTTAAAAGATGTAATTCTCTACGCTCAAGCCGATGGATGTGATATTTCCTATTCAAACGGAACTTCTTTACTATTTGATGGTACTAACGCCGTTCATGTCAGTTCTTTGCCAGTAACAACTACTAGCGGAACCTATGTCTCAGTTGATTTTTGGATGAGATGGAACGGAACATACGGTAAAATGCCGTGTGGATTTGGCGGTACTCCAGGTTATGGCTTATATTTTTCTGGTTCTAGTTTTGGATTTAATACTGGAGCATCTGACCTTTGGGGTATTACTACTACATCTGGTATGGCTAACAATTGGCACCATATAATTGGATGTTTTTATAATGGAGATGCAAAGCAATCCAAGCTTTATGTTGATGGTACACTTCAGACTCTAACTCAAAAAACAGGAACAACTAATCAAAAATATGTCACTTCAGATTTTGCTATTTCAGGATGGAGGCATGATACAAATTATAGATTATTGGGAAGAATAGATGAGTTTAGAATGTATAACAAATTGTTGACTCAAACTGATGCAACTAATCATTTTGCTGGAACTTACGACGATACTGATATAGACCTACTCTTTTATTATAGATTTGACGAGAAAAAGAGTGGTTACGCTACAGCTGGAGATACTATATTAGACTATTCACTTAAAGGTAAAAACGGAGTTGCAGTTTTGACTCCTCAATATTCAAGTAACTCCTCACCAAAAGCTGTTGGAGATAGTATCGAGGTAAGCGAAACAGTTGTCTCATATATATTTAATACTTATACAGTCAAAGAGGCTATCGATAAAATTATTGAACTTACGCCTGAAAATTGGTATTGGAGAATTGATGCCGATAAAAATATTTATATGGCAAAGTCCGATTTGACTTCAGAAAATCATAATTTTGTTATCGGTAAAAACATAACCTCTCTGTCCACGACAAGAAGAGAAGAAGATATTGTCAATACAGTTTATTTCACTGGTGCTGAAACGGCAGGGGTAAATATGTATCGTGTCTATACTAACTCAGCCTCAATCTCAACTTATGGAATCCACGCTATCAAATTGAATGACGGACGTGTGACGAAAACCTCTACAGCTGACATAATGGCAAATAGGATTCTAAATTCCAAAAATGCCCCCGAAATTCGTACCAATATAAATGTAGTTGATAATAACGGTAAAAATTCAAGACTTGGATACGATATCGAATCAGTCAAACCAGGTCAAACCATGAAAATACGTAATATGAAAACTGGAGTAAAAGGAGTTTCTCTCTGGGATGTGTTTATCTGGGATGAAGATGTTTGGGACCAAACTCTGTCCTCGGCGGCAGCTGATGTAATTCAAATCCAACAAGTTAATTATTCACCTAATGAAATCTCTATCGATGCGTCATCTAGATTGCCTGAAATCTCTAAACGTATTGAAGATATAAATAGGAATCAGGAACAAATGGCAGAAGAGGCTAATCCCAATGCTCCGACTGAAGTTCCTGAGTAGTTGAAAACTATGAAAAATAAGACTATTATTAGTTTAGACCAACTTAATATTAATAAGTTAGTATTTACGGGTGCGAGTAATCGCGCCCTTTTTTAATATGCCAAAAACAGTCACTATAAACTCATTTACGCCTAATACCAAGGCTCAATCATCAAAAGTAAACACAAACTTTTCAAACATTAAAACAATGCTCGACCAACACGAAGCAGATAAAACGATGATTTCTGTCTCTGCTGTTAGTAATACATTTACTTGTGACCTTTCTACTTCTAAGATTTTTAAGATTACTCTAGGGGCAACTAATACGATTGCTCTCACTAATGCCGAAGTAGGAAAAGCTTTTATGATTCGTATTTCTCAGGATGCGACTGGAAGTCGAACTGTAACTTGGTTTGGAGGAATCACATGGGGAGACGGTGGAACAGTCCCAACTCTAACAACAACGTCAAATAAGACGGATGTTTTCGGCTTTTTATGCGTTGCTAGTAACCAATATGACGGGTATATTATAAGTCAAAATCTATAAATTATGGCATATTCATCTCAATTTCAAGGCTATGGCTCAGGAAAAGACGGAAGCCTTTCTTATGCTGGCGGAGATTTGAGTGGAACTAAGGGAATAGGATTAGCTAGTTTTAGCGGAACATCTGGTAATAATTACGGAACATTTACTGACAATGTTTCTTTTAATGGAACTGATGGTGGAAGAATCGGAGATTTTGTCTTAATTCACAATGCCTATAGTGGAGTCCACGAAATAGCGAAGATTATAAATCGAAGTGGTACGACAGTTTATTTTAATAGAAAGTTATCTAATACTTATGGAACAGGAACTCAACTTGTCAGTTCAGGTCAATATACAAATATCACTTTAAACGGGACAACAACTTTACTCAAATCTTATAATTATGATGGCAATCGCGTTGGTGGAATAATGTTTTTAGTCTGTAATGGAACATTTGCCGCTAAAGCAACAGTATCGGCTAGTGGAGTCAATGGAGTTAATTTTGGAAGTGGGTCTGATGGAGTTTACTGGGGGACATATACTGTTGGAGGAGGATTTAGGGGCGGACCTGGAAGAAGAGGAACAGATAGTAACCAAGGTGCTTTACAAGGGGAGGGAAGTTATGGAGACGGTGGTGAATCAACTGCGGCTAATGGAAATGGTGGCGGTGGCGGAAAGCCATTAACGATGCCTAGTCGTGCTGGTGGTGGCGGCGGTGGAAATGGAGCAGTTGGGCAAGCAGGATATCAAGAAGGAACACTATCAAATGCTACGCCAGGAGCAGGAGGGGGTACTTTTGATAACGCTACTCTTTCAACGATGTGGATGGGTGGTGGAGGAGGCGGAGCATTTGTTCCTTATTCTTATTCAGGTGTAAGTGGAGCCTCTGGAGGTGGAATTATTTACATAATTGCTAAAAAAATTGATTTAAGCGATTCTAGCGCAATGTTGGCTCTATATGGTGGAACGGGGGCACGAGAAGGACAGACTGGTTCTGGTTCAGGTGCTGGTGGTTCATGTCTTCTAAAAGGGTATGACATAAATATTGGTACAGATAAAATAAATGTAGCAGGAGGGATAAGTAGCGGAGGAGACCAGTATGGTGGATATGGAGGAGTTGGAAGGATTAGGGCTGAATATGCTTCAAGTTTTACAGGAAGTGCCACTGGACTTAGTAGTGCTCAAAATACAAATCTTTACGAAAGTAAGGGTGGAGTGTTATTCTTTGCTAACATACTATGATTTGGGAAACATTAAGACTATTAATAGCTTTTTCAATTGGGGTAGTTGTTGGCCGATATTCTCATAAATGGACAGATATAAAAGATTTTGATGGTGGAGATATTGTTCTTTTAGCAGTAGTCTTAATTTGGTTTTTTTCACGTATTGTAGCCATGTTTGACCGAACCTATGTTTCATCTCCATATATCGATGGATTAATGGGACTTATAGTTGGATTTTTCTACAAAAAAGGTAAGGTTATATCTTTACCAAAAATTCCCACAAAGGAGAATAAAAATGAAAAAACTAATTAACGAATTAAAGGATTCTCTTCAAACAATGATACTTTTCGCTTTAGCGTTTATAGTCGTTGGGCAGTGTATCCCCGAAGTTTATTTTAGATATATAGATAAAACAGATTACTACCAGATAGAACTTCCTATCCAAGTAGACCGAGCTGTCTACCAACCTTGTCAAACAGTTAATCTAAAAGTTCATCGAAACTCATTGGTGGACGTTGATGCCACAGCCATAGTTGAATTGACCTTACTTGAAGAAGATAAAAAAACAGAGATTGAAACTAAGACTTTTAATTTGGTTCTGAACAAAGGAGAAGAGGTAATCAATTTTCCAATCGTATTACCCTGTAAAATCCCCATTGGAAAATACTACTACAACGGAATATTAAAATATAAAGTTCAAAATGTGACTAAAACAAAAAACTTCTACACAAGTAAATTCTATGTTTTTTATGACAAATAACTATGAATTATTTAGATTTTAAGCAAAGATATATAGACACAGAAGTGAATTTTGACGGAAAGTATGGCAATCAATGCACTGATGTTTACAGGCAATACTGTAAAGAATTAGGTGTCCCTCAATCTCCTCCTGTAAAAGGTGCTAAAGATATTTGGACGACTTATTTACCAAATTATTTCAATAGATTTACTTATGCTAAAGGAGACATTCCCGCTCAAGGGGATATCTGTATATGGGATATAGGCGAATTCGGTCATGTAGCCCTATGGGATAATGGAAATCAAAATAATTTTCAAGCACTGGGGCAAAATTGGCAAGAGGGGGATGGAAGTGGTAAGCTTAGAATTGAATACCATCCATCATATAATCATGTTTTAGGATGGTTAAGGTTAAAAAAGGAGGATTCTATGATTTCAGAAGATGCTCAACGAGCGTTAAAAATATTAGAACAATATAAAGTAGATGCCCAACATGGCAATTTAGAAGGAGCGATTAGCTCTTTAGTGGGAAACGCCAAAGATTATAAAGATTTAGAAAATAAAGTAAATGAATTAACATTAAAATTAACCGAACTTGAATCTAAGTTGGCAACGGTTATCACAGAGAAGAACCAATATGCCACTTTGTATAACGAAGAAAAAAGTAAACCAAAAACAAATATCGATGACTTACCAAAATGGGAAGCTATCGGGTTATTAATTAAATTTTTATTCAAAAAATGACAACAGAAACACTTTCAGCCATTATTGGCGCATTCATGCCAATCGTCGTAGATTTTATTAGAAAATTCGCACCAAATAAAAGATGGGTCAGTTATACTATCTCTTTATTAGTATCGGTCGTTGTAGGGGCTCTCAGCTCTTATTTTAGCGGTAAATTATCTCTTAAAGATATTGACGCTGTCTTTAGTTCAATCGCCACTGCTGCTATCGCATCTCAAACAGTCTATAATCTCTACTTCAGAGACAGTAAGCTAGCCAAATTAATCAACAAATGATTCCAGAATGCAAACACAAATTCAGAGCTTTAGGATTTGATATTATCAAGTCCGACAAGTCTATTGTGGAAGCAATTTGTGCCTTATTTTGCAG